GAACAGCGCACGGACGCTTGGTATGATTTTCGCGCGAACCATATCACCGCGAGCAATGCGTGGAAAGCTTATTCAGACAAAGAAAAGGTCCGTAACCAACTCATTTACGAAAAATGTAAACCATTAGAACCTAAGAAATACGGTTCTTCGTTGAGTGAAACGCCTATGAGCTGGGGGCATAAATACGAACCGCTTAGTGTAAACATATACGAATGGTTAAACGATACAACGATAAGCGAATTTGGTTGTATCGAACATCCAAAACATAGTTTCTTGGCGGCTTCACCCGACGGCATCGTGACGGGAGCCCATAATTACGGACGAATGATTGAAATAAAAAATGTGGTGAGCCGTGAAATCACCGGCATTCCTAAACACGATTATTATGTTCAAATGCAAATACAAATGGAAGTATGCGACTTAGACGATTGCGATTTTGTGGAGACAAAATTCACCGAATACGATTCATACGACGCATTTTTAAAAGATGGCTCATTTCATTTGTCTCACGATGAAAAGAGAAAAGGTATTATAAAAGTTTACATCATAAACGATGTATATGTATACGAATATATGGAATTGGATCATTTGTATCCGTTGGAATTTTTAGACGCCGAACCTAAAGAAGGATGGTTTAAGAATGTATATTGGAAATTGGAGGTCTATTCGTGTGTCTATGTGCCGAGATGTAAAGCGTGGTTTGATTTAACTTTGGAAGAGATAGAACACACTTGGACTACCATTTTAGACGAACGAGAAAATGGTTCTTATGTCTTGAGACAACCGACCAAACGCGTCAAAAAAGAAGAAGTTCATTTGGGTTGCTCCGTCACTGAAACGGACTTTGAACAATCCCTTTCTTAACGTGACTTCAACCGTTTGTCCAATTTACTCATATTACGAAAGATTTTTTTCAATAAAACATTCGTAGGGCGGCGACGTTTGGATTGTTCCCTCATAGTGTTTATCATTTTTTTTTTGCTAATGCGCGCTGCCTACTTTTGTCTCCGTTTTTTAATTGATTCGTTATAGTATTCATATTACGAGAGATTTTATTCAATAAAAATTTCGTAGGGCGGCGACGTTTGGATTTTTCCCTCATAGCGTTTATCATTTTTTTTTTTTTTAATGCGCGCCGCCTACTTTTGTCTCCGTTTTTAAATTGTTTCCTTATATTATTCATATTATTACCGATTCTGTTTAAGAGTAATTGTGTGGCGGGGGGCGCTTTTCGTTTACCCTCAGCACGAGCCAGTTTAAGACTATTCGATCTTTTTTTTAAAGAATTAAACATATTTTTTTTTTCATTTCTCGTTCGATTGATTCTATATTCCTTTATAGCGTTTTTTATTTCTTCAAACGGTTCAGTCTGTATTTCATTATTTATATTAGACTTGGCTTGTTTTAAACAAGCCTCTAAACTTACGCGTATCCCTTTTAATATTTCTATCAAATTTATGTAGGAGGTGCGATGCGATTGGCGCTCTTGGCTAAGAACATTATGCGCATAGTCTTTTAGTTTATCTTGTATTTTTTTTTCATACATATCGACCGTTTCACCCATTTGTTCTAATACTGGGATGATTTGTTCGTATTGAAACCCTTCGGGACGGTTCATCTCTTTCATTTTTTCTTCTAAATCATTTAGGAGACTATTTTTCATATCATGTATCATTTTTTCATATTCTATTAATCGATTTGGTGATTTGGATGCACGGTTTTCTGCGTGAAGAGAATGTGTCGATTTTGAAAATACTTTTACAGAACGGGCTTTATTTCGAGCCACCTTGCGAGCCTCATCTCGGGCTTTCATTTTTTCAGCACGCTGGCCTTTTTTCATCGGATTCACTGAAACACTACCCCTAGAATTTTTGGGATCTGTACTGAAAAATGGATTAAAAGACATATATATAATATTTTAAATGGTCATTAATAATTATCTAACGAACGTTTAAAATTATTTCTCGCTCGAGGACTCGTTTTATATAACGTTTTTTCACTCGGTTTGGTTCCCATACGCCTTTGTTTTCTCTTATTTCTTATATCCATTGTTCTTCTTTTCACATATTGACTTATTTCTTTCTCTTGTATATTTCGTCTTATCTTGCGTTCGCCTGGGTGATTGGTCAATAGGTTTTTTATTAGTTTTCGTTGATTAGCACTGGACCTTTTTTCAACTCGTTCATCGTGATTTCGTAGATGTCTTCTATATGATTTTGTATTATTTTTTACATATTTCAACGATTGGTTTATTTTACGGAGAGGTGGCTTTGATTTGCGCGTGCCATGTGAATGTATGGGTGTACGAACTATAGAACGACTAGTAGACGGATTCATATTGACCCTGGAATTTCTGCGCGATGTACTGAAAACTGGATTAAAAGACATATATATATATATAATATTTTAAACGCGCCCGACAAGTCGCTAAATAGTCTTGTAATATGGAGCAAGTGGACGTTAATCCATTAAAAGGAGTCATACTAAACCGATTAAGGTAAACGTATTTTATTTGAACATTTCCTTGTATATCAGATACACGTGATCGTCTAGGTAATTTATAAAAATTAAACGAATTACTTCCAATATCTATACGCGTGTTTTCATTCAACCAAATATTTGAACCCTAATGTAAATTAGAAAACAGAATCATCCACTTTAATTCGTTGGTAGTCCTTAAAATATTTTAATAAATTTACATTCGACGTTTGACATACTATATTTTATCAAAATGATTTCAATAGAATTGACTCCGTATTAAATCTTATACTGTTCATAGGAATGGAGAAAAACGCCTAGAATACACTTCGTCGCTTTTACGTATATCAATACAAAGATATGAATCGCGGATCTTATACGTTCTGATAAGGATATAAAAACGAATATGTGATGCTTAATTCAATGTGCAGATGTTACAACGAGGAAATAGATTGACCGAATGTTGCTCTCAAATGGAGTGTAAAATTACATTGTAATAACCAGGTCGGGTGTCTAATTATAATTTTAGGTGACACACTACAGAAATTATAGAGAATTGTCCTGCTTGGAAGATTTAAATACGGAATACCATTAATGATTGGACATAATTGTCGTCTTTCTTTTACCCCTTAACCATTCGCCATCATAGATTAAATTCCCGTTTTTGTCATATTCTTTACCTTTGCCTTGACGCACGTTATTGACCCATTCGCCGTCATATTCGGTTTGTCTATGAGCGTATTTTATTTCATTTACATAATATTTTTTACCTAAACCGTGGCGTTTATGATCCTTCCAATGTCCATAATAATCTAATTCATTGTTTATGTATAATTTACCTTTTCCTGAAAATTTACCAATAGAACAGGTTCCATCGTATAGAAAGACGCCCACATACCGTTTGCCTTCCATAAAATTGCCCCCTGACCAACGTCCATCCAATCGTATGTTCCCGTTTTCATAATATTCTTTGCCGTGCATGTTATATTTGTCTTTTACCCATGTGCCTTCGTATTTTAATTCTCCTGTTTCATAATATTCTTTACCTTGTCCTTCACGAAATGGTCCTTTAAATTCGCCTTCGTATTTTAATTCTTCTGTTTCATAATATTCTTTGCCTAGGCGATTCGTATGAGTCATCCGTATTTTATTATGATCATCGGGATAATAAGCTATGGTATGCACGCCATCATTCGCATATTTTAATCGTCCATTTTCGTAATATTCTTTGCCTTTTTTGTAATATTCAGTACCTGGTCCTTCATATTCGCCTTCGTATTTTAAGAATCCTTGGAAGTAATATTCTTTACCCTTTTTAAAAATACCATCTTCGTATGCGCCTTTGTATTTTAATTGTCCATTTATAAAATATTCTTTACCCATTTTGTATTCACCTTTTTCGTATTCACCTTCGTATTTTAATTGTCCATTTATAAAATATTCTTTACCCATTTTGTATTCACCTTTTTCGTATTTACCTTCGTATTTTAATTCTCCTGTTTCATAATATTCTTTGCCTTTGACGAGAATAAACTCATCAGCTGAATAAAATTCATTGTCTGAGACACGTTTCACCACATCGTCATAATCCAATAGGACACATGTACCAATATAATATAATGTTCCATCGTCCCGATAACTACTCATTTGACCAGACGAATCATAGTCCACATCTATTGTTCCGTTTTCGTGATAGAATGTGAACTGGTTACGATTCAATTCACATTCTAATATTCCGTGTTCATAGTATTTTACATAATTCTGAACAATATTAATTCCGCCAATGGACTTGTTTTTTAAAACGAACACAGGCTTCGCTGGCTTCTTCTTTTTATATTTCGGCGTAAACGAACATTTTGTTTCTTCGTGTTTAAAAACAATACAATATAGTTTTTCATTTTCATAATATTGAATCGAACTATTTTTTGTTTCAGTTTTTATATTACGAATTATTTTTATAGGCTTCTTCTTTTTATATTTCGGCGTAAACGAAACATGATGTAAGAGAATCCAATATTTATCTTTTAAATCATTAACATGTTGTTCGGCGTCGTTTATCGTTTCCAAAAGGATTTTAATACTCATACTTAAATTGTATGACCACAGATTTTTCAATTTCAAAGAAATATTATTCGTCACTTTATTTTCAACATAATATACTTATTCTGTTTATTTCTTGATGAATAATCATAAAAATATACTTGTTCATTGTGTGTTTTTATTTGCTCGAACAATGGGCGTATATTTGTGAAATATAATGCTATGATCCCTTGGTCGTTTGTTATACTGATAGGATATTCTATTAATAATTTCAATAAATCATCATACGTATCTTTTTTTATTATGCTTGTATCGTATAACATTATGGTGGTTTGAAAATAATCTATGTTTAAATCATATGTTTGTGATAGTTTCGTAAAATAGTCTATATTATTTTTGTCAAATTGATCATGTAATTTCCATTGATACGTTGGAAAAGAATCGGATTGAGCCAACAATGTATTTTCTTTACATTCGCGTATCATAGGCGATATATCTGACAAAATAGTTATTCCACAATCCAAATAAAAAATATAATCCCATTGTTTGAAAAATGTGTTGAATAAATGTAGTTTATGAAATTGAAACTGCTTCATAAACCAATGAGGAGGGCGTTTCATAACTTTTTGTATAGTTGTAAACTGTTGTGAAAAAGGAATATTTGGAAAATATGTTACGAGGATATTATTTTGTTGAATGAATTCGCAATTCAACAAAGGACTATTATTTAAATCGTCCCCAACGACTAAACAAATATTTCCTTTGTATTTTCCGTGTGTAATTAATTGTTCGCACGTATACATAAATTTATTAAAATATGGTTTGTTGCATAAAAATACCACGCACAAATTCTTGTAACCCATTATTATATGATATAATAATGGGTCATTGATATAACGCACCTTTGTCATTTTTTCTTCTGAGATTTAAGTCAATATTATTTTCTCTATTTCTTAAATTTAGAATTAAATACTCCTTTGTGATTTCGGTTTTCTCTTCGGATTCTTCTTTCGCGAATTATAGATTGTCCGTTTCTTACATTTTACTTTATGAGGTTACATATTGAATGATTTCGAATTCTATATTACTTAGAAGATTTAAGTTAATATGTCGTTTTTCTCTTGGGAGGGGGTGAAGAGTGTTTTTTAAAGATTAAGAGTTAGAAGATGGTGTTAGGATAAATTTTACGCGTTTTACTAAACATTCTCGAAAAGGGATTTATGAAGGACATATTTAACTTGCTACAGAGGCTTTTCTAATACTAGGTTTTGGTCTTGGTTTTGGTTTTTTAGTTGGTGTCTCCATTGTAGATTTCTTAATACTAGGGTTTGGTCTTGATTTTGTTATTGATTTTGGCATTTTTTTATCCATTCTCTTTATATTTTCTGCTTTATTTTCTATGTTTTGTAATAATTCTTCTATTGTTTTGTTCCTTAATTTACTTTCAAAATAATTTCTTTGTTCCTTTTGTCTTATGTATTCATTTAATTGGTTATCCATTCTCTTTATATTTTCTGCTTTATTTTCTATGTTTTGAAATAATTCTTTTCTTGTTTTGTTCCTTAATTTACTTTCAAAATTTCTTTGTCTTATGTATTCAGCTACAGAGGCTTTTCTAATACTAGGTTTTGGTCTTGGTTTTGGTGTAGGTTTTGGTGTAGGTTTTGGTTTTTTAGTTGGTGTCTCCATTGTAGATTTCTTAATACTAGGGTTTGGTCTTGATTTTTGTCTTGATTTTGGCATTTTTTTATACATTTTCTTTATATTTTCTGCTTTATTTTCTGCTTTATTTTTGTTAGAATTATTCTTAATCTTTGTTTGTATGAGTTTAGACGGATGATAATATAAATCATTTCTTTGTTCCGTTTGTCTTATGTATTCATTTAACGGATTTTGTGTATTTGATTTTGGCATTTTTTTATACATTTTCTTTATATTTTCTGCTTTATTTTCTGCTTTATTTTTGTTAGAATTATTCTTAATCTTTGTTTGTATGAGTTTAGACGGATGATAATATAAATCATTTCTTTGTTCCGTTTGTCTTATGTATTCATTTAACGGATTTTGTGTATTTGATTTTACAAGGGGATTTTCTACAACGTGATTTTTTACAAGGGGATTTTCTACAACGTGATTTTTTACAAGGGGATTTTCTACAACGTGATTTTTTACAAGGGGATTTTCTACAACGTGATTTTTTACAACGGCGTTTTCTACAACGGGATTTTTACGCGTATTTATAAAAAAAGAGGTAAATGGATTTCTTAGAGACATATATATATATATAATATTTAAACATTGCTTATTCATATTTATGCTTATTCATATTTATGCTTATTCATATTTATGCTTATTTAGTTAGAGACTTACGTGTTCGCTTTTATTGCAGGAGTGACAGTGTCCTTGTAGATGAAGTTTTTGATGAATTGTTATGATTTAGTTTATTAGGCGATATTTTACGGGTATTTAAAGACGTTTAATTTTTGACTAAATATACATTTAATGTTTTATAACGATTCATTAAAATCAAATATTTCAATGTTTGGTAGTTGAATTACTTTTTTCTTCATTTTTGTAATAACTACCATTTTCTTCATTTATCTAATTTTTCCATAAGATATTTTAATTCTCTTATTTTTAGTTTCATAAATTACAAGATTTATTTTTATAAATCAGAACTTTTATAAATGTGATAGCCTAATGAAACTCTCATTTTACGCCTTTGGGGTTCTCAGAGACATAGATTATTCGACCGTCACCACTTTGGCTAAGTTACGGGGTGTATCTGGATTGTATCCGCGTAATAGGGCTAATTCGTATGACAGCAATTGTAAAGGAATTATATTTAGTATACATTGGTAGGTCTTATTTTTAGGGAGCATTATAGTATTTTCGCGGTCCAACGGCTCATTTGTAATGGTAAGGATATGACGAGTTCGGCTTTTCAGTTCTTCGTAGACATTTTCGTTTTTTTGCCAGTGTTTGTCTCGCGGGGCTAGCAATATAACGGGGAACTCTTCGTCCAATAAAGCGAAGGGTCCGTGTTTTAAACTACTAGACGAATAACCTTCCGCGTGTAAATACGCTAATTCTTTCATTTTTAACGACGCCTCTTTTGCACTATATTCGTCATACTCTTTCCCTAATATAAAACAATGGTCTTTAAACATAGGTAAATAGGGGATCACGTCTACTTTCAAGGCTTGCGCTATTTGTTCGCTTAATTGACCCAAGTCTTGTATGACTTTTCTATGGATGGATTGTAACCCTCGTTGTAATTGAGAAAACCACAACGCAATCATAGACAAGAGAACCACCTGTGACACAAACGATTTGGTAGACGCCACACCCACTTCTCTACCCGCGTTCAAATAACATCCAAAATCTACTTCGCGCGCGATCGCCGAATCCACTTTATTGATTACCCCGATTTTTATGTGGTCTTGTAACAAGTCTATACATTTATGTAGGTCTTTGGTTTCGCCCGACTGAGACACCAATAGAAACGCGCATTTCCCCTTAGGAATATCCGAGACGCTAAATTCACCGGCATCCAAACACTGGACACTTACAAAATTACACCAAGTTTTTATATATTTACAGCCAATACACGCCGAAAAATATGAAGTCCCACATCCTAACAATATAATATGTTGTATATCTGACAACAGTTCTTTGTTCAACCCGCCTAAAAAAATGGTCCCGTCCAAATGATAACGGCTTCCGTGGTTTGTCACGTGATGAATCGTTTGCGGTTGTTCGAATATTTCTTTTTGTGTCCAGTGTAAATAGGGTTCATGTGTATAGGAAAATAGTTCATCTGGTACGGTCTTTAATTCATACGTATGATGGGTGTTTATATGTATTGTATCTTGATCGTAGTCTATTTTACAGACGTCGTTTGATTGTAGTTCTATATAATGATTCATAATTCCACAAAACCCGCTGTATTCCGACGAGACTAAAGCAAACTCTCCGTTGTGGCTCACTAACAAGGGGCTTCCATGACGTACACAATATATAGTATCTTCTTCTTTTAAACATTGGATACATAATCCCCACGTCCCTTCCATCTTTCGCGTGACCCATTGTATGGACTCGAGGACGTTGTACTTGTGCGAATAATATTCCAATAAATTGACAATGACTTCGCTATCGGTTTGGGAATAAAATACGAATCCTTTGTTCGTCAAAAACTCTTTCAGTATTTTATAATTTTCAATAATGCCATTGTGTACGAGCATAAACTCTCCATTTTGACTTCGGTGCGGATGGGCGTTTTCTATTGTTTTGGCGCCGTGGGTTGCCCACCGCGTATGCCCGATGCCGTTTAGAGAAGGCGGGTAGTCTATATTACTTAATTGCTGTACCGAATCTTGGGAAGCATATTTTTGTAGAGTCCATTGTCTTTGGTATAGGAGCGAGATACCGGCAGAGTCATATCCCCTATTTTGTAATTGCTTTAATCCATTTATAATAAAGGGCGAGGCTTCTTTCCCAATACAGGCGATGATACCGCACATTATATCTATATTTATATATATTTAATTTCTTTCTATAAACTAATGGACGAAGAATATACACAAAAAGGTGGAGAAGTGGAATCTTTTTTTTCTTATATGATTCAATTGTCTCAAAAAGATAAAAGCGAGTTATTAAACATAGTCCAGTATATCACGTTGGCGATTGTCCCCATTTCTTTGGTTGTAAAATTAATGAAAATGTATTTGCCTCTTTTTGACGATTACAAAGGAAGCCTTGAACTATTGATGGAGGTTATCTTACAATTGGTCGCGTTACTCCTATTGTTTTGGTTTATTCACAGATTTATTGTATTTATACCTACTTACAGTAAAGAATCGTATAGTTCGTTAAATGTATTTCATTTTATAATTCCCTTTATTTTTGTATTGTTTACGTTGGACACCACCATAAGCAAAAAAGCGAGTCTGTTGCTAAATCGCGTGTTCATTTATATCGGTATTGAAAAGGAAGCGATGCAGTCGCTGGACGACACGGAAGAGATTTACACCCCCCCGAGTATACAAGTGCCTTGTCCGGGACCTATGAACAATCCTTACCCGCAAAATACGAAAGAAGAGAACGGTAAAAATTACAACTATGAAAAACCGGACAAGGCACTTCCAAGAGAACAAGGACCTATGGCGGCAAATGAGGCGCTCGGTTTATATGCCTTTTAAGAAATCCATTTAAGTATAGTATAGTTATCTATATATGAACGAAGAACTGAGCGAATTCGTGAAAGAATTAGACGAAAAAAAAATGATAGATTTAAATTCGTCTATTATCAAAGCCTCTAAACAAGATATATTAAAAAATATGGGATTTATTGGGAAAGAAATAAAGACCTATCAGACTCTATTGAAAGACTATAGGTTTATTGACGAATTGGATGAACTCTCGTTAGGGCATCACATTCGTTGGTTTAATATAACGCGACCAGACCATCTGGTTTTAAATAAAGGAGCCATGCTCACCAAAATAGAATATAAAAACAATGAAATTCTATTGTTATGTAAAGGATACAATAGACGATATTTTCAATTAAAGATGAACGACCTTATATTGTTTCAAAAATTTACATCCCAAGAAATAGTACTTATAAGCATCTTAGATTACATACAAGAGAATCATTCGGTGTAAGATTTCTTGTTTTACGGAAGGGTTTGATGAAATGTCGTTTTGTATTGGAACCAATATATTTATGTTTGCTAAATGTAAAATGATACAAAACGGGCACACTATGCTGAAACATATGTTTATTTAATAAAACATTTGTTTTTTGTTTGATTTTGTATATAGACTTGGGTATATCCTTATTATAATATTTTAATACATTAATACATTCATAAATAGATAATTGTTTTGTCATTAATATTATATATAGATAAAAAAATGAATAGACATATTATATTTGATTTAGATGAAACCATAGGTTTTTTCAAACAATTCGTATTCATCTTAAATATCGCGGAAGCCACGACTACCCCCGATTATGATATGTATTTTGAATTATTCGAAGAGTGTTTCAGACCCCATATATTCGACATTTTCCGCTTTATATTAAAAAAGCGTCAGTCTAAACACCTAAAATATATTATTCTTTATACCAACAATAAACAAGATTTTTTTATTCAAAAAGTGATTCGCTATATGAATAAAAAAACGAAAGCCGTCTGTTTTGATTATATCATTACGTTCAATACCAAACGGTTACATAAACACAAAAGTTATGAAGATTTATTACATTGTGTTCCTACGTTGTCTCGAAACGACGAATTGCTGTTTATAGACGATAAAGCCCATACGTATATGAAACATCCTAAAGTCGTTTATTTTAAATGTGAAAAATATATCCGCCAATGGACACGCGAACGTATACAAAAAACGTTAAGCTCTATATTAACGGATACAACCGTGGCACAAAAACTAAACGCCTACGTGTTTTTAGAAAAAGAACTTCCTAAAAGTATTTACGAAGGTATGAGTAAAAAAATGCTTCACACGATAGAAATATTCATATACGGAAACGCGTTGTTTTAAGGTTCGCGCACTAGGGTCGTTGGACTCTACGAACCTAGGCATCCAATAATAAGGGATTACATGTGTATTTCTTCCAAACGAATGGATAAACAGATCCATGTAATAACTTTTTTCGTTGGTGAGGTCGCTTCGGTTGGTATAGTCTTTTAGATGTTGCTGTATGATTAAATACCACGAATTCTGTGGACTACTTACACCATCACTGAACGCCTCTTTTTTGCGCCATACGATCGTAGACGGCAAAAGATCGCTCGATGAAATGGCTCGTCGCATAAATTCCTTTTCTGTGCGCCCCCTTCTATAAGAAATGGGGATAGACAAATAATAGGGTACCAAGTCTTTGTCTAAATAAGGGGTCCTAGATTCCAGCCCGTGACTCGAGATACAACGATCGCTGCGAAGTACATCAAAGTAATGAATATCTTTTAATAATCGGAGACATTCATTATGAAAGTCTTCGTCGCTTTTACATGCGTTAAAATACAAATACCCTCCCATCAATTCGTCTGCACCGTCTCCATTCAAGACGACTTTAAAGTCGCTGGTTTCTTTGATATATTTACCAATCAACCAATTCCCTACACTCGCACGGACGGTTGTAACATCATAACTTTCTATGTCTCGTATCACATTGGGGATGGCTTGTATAAACTCTTCTTGCGTCAAAACGACTTCGTGGTGGTTGCTTTTAATATGGTGGGCGACTAGATTCGCATAATATAAATCTTCGCCGCCTTTCATTCCGATAGAATAGGTCGTTAAGGTTTCGCCTTTTTCACGATAATATTTGGACGCAATCGCGCAAACCAAACTACTGTCCAGCCCACCTGACAACAAACAACATACTGGACGCTCGCTTGTGGTAAGTCGTTTTAAAACCGCTTTTTCTAATAAGTCATATACGTTTTTATAATGCTCTTCTTTGGTCGCCTCTGAAAAAGAGACCTTTTCAACATAATTCGATTGTTCCTTTTTCTTGAATCCTTCGTCAAAGTATGTAAATAGAGTATACGTACCCGGCTTCACTTGCTTGACGTAGGACGATTCTTTGGTAAGACTTTCTAAGACCGACGAAAACATATACCCGTCTTCATTCACACCTTCGTATAGCGGTTTAAGACCATAGGCGTCCCTTACTACGATGACGTTTTTTTGTAAGGCGTCGTAAAGTATAAACGCAAATTCGCCGTCTAGTTTTTCAAATGCTTTACACCCATATTCTTCGTATAAATGTAAAATGACTTCGCAATCGCTTTGCGTCTGTAAAGTATAGGGCGCAGACAGTTCTTTGTGATTAAAAATCTCTCCGTTACAAATTAAACTATAGTGTTTATGAATGAGGGGTTGATTCGAGGCTTCGTTTAAGCCGTTGATGGCGAGGCGATGGAATCCCATATAGAGTTGTTCGTCAACCTTTGTAAATACATGCGATTCGGGACCCCGTTTTGAACCCAGCGTGCTCAACATTTTCAATTGTTCTTCCCCTATACGATTGTTTAAGTACGCAAATAGGCCGCACATTATATTTACATATATTATTTATTTATATTCTTATTTATATGGAACAAAATCGACCCTTTGTCTCTCGATTGGGGTTTAGACCCACCGCGACCAAATACACCGACTTCAAAATACCTGACCCCATAGTGGCTGAGACCACCAACAGACTGGTCGATTTAGAAAGCCAATTGCGTAATCAGACTATGGCGTTACAACGAGACTCGCAAGCGACCTATGTCCCGACCTCGCAAAGCGATTTATATCGTAATCCGATGCAATATACAAAAGAATATACATCATATACTCCGAGTGCCGACTATAAAATCCCCTTGTGTAAAACCTTGGATCCTAACTTGTTTCATAATTCGACACGATATTATTTAAAAAAAGAAATATAATATATGTATCACGATTACATAGCTAGAAAGATCCCCGCGCCTATTTCGTCCGAACGTTCATTTATTACACACAAAGAAACCTTGACGCGTATCGTGAACCATATGGTCCAACCCAACGCAAATGACACGTATCCAGAGTATTATATTTATAAAGATCTATTGGATACCTTTACAGAACAATTGGTTCGTTTAGAGACACATTTAAACGAGCCACGCCCCATTGCCGACGTATCGGATTGTTTTATAGAAGAATATAAAATAATGTTTATAAAACAAAAACAAAAACCCGTTTTGGACTTATTAAAAAATAGAAATACTATATATGAAAACCTTTAAGTATTTAAAATGTCATCCTAAATATAAACACATCAAAACGTGCATCGACGACAAATTAATTTTAAACATGAGAGATATTTGGAATAAGCGTCATCCTGACAAAATAATATATTCCAAAAACATAAAACACATTGAGGCGCAATTGCGAAAGTATTTAAGTATATGTAAAGACCAAAAATGTTTATTGAATCGAACCTTGAAAAAGAAATTTAAACTATTCGCGCCTTACAGTCCAAAACAATGGGTGAAAGGAAAATCGGATTGGTTAGACAGTTTGGATATTATGCGCGTGATGAAACAATACGAAGAAGCCTATCCAAACTTTGAGTTCATTGGACCGTCGCCAATGGATTTCGACAGCAAACCCGACGGCGCCTGCGTGTGGTCTGAACTATGTCATTTTAGTATAAAAAAACAACTCGCAAAAAAAAAGAATAAAATAGGCTTCATATTTAATACAGACCCGCACTACGAAGAAGGTTCGCATTGGGTATGTATGTTTATGGATTTAGACGAGAATTATATCTTTTATTTTGATTCAAGTGGAGCACCACCAACCGACGAAATCAATGCGTTTACAGATCGCGTGTTGCCCCAATGTAAAGCATTAAATCGTGATATGCGCGTATATAATAATAAAAATATGAAACACCAATACAAAAGCGGTGAATGTGGAATGTATGCGTTATATACCATCATTACTATATTAGAACATACGCACAACATTCAATATTTTATGAAAACAAAAATACCGGATATAAAAATGAATCAATATAGGGATGTAGTGTTTAATGCGTTATGAACCTATAAAAACAAACGATTTATGTCTATAATGGAAACCTTATGGAACGAATGTTTAAAGCATAATTTGTTCTTGGGGTTTTCAGAAGATGAACTCCCAAACGTACAATCTTTATTTGAACAAACCTATGAAGAAAATAGAGACACCACATCGCCAGAATTTATATCTATATTCAGCACGAAATTGAAACAAAAGAAATTCAACTATAAAGATTTAATCGTTGAAAACAAGCCGACTATCATTGATTTTAGCGACAAGGCGGAAGAAGAACCAATTGCCGACATAGACCGACTGATTTCCGAAAAACAAAAAGAACGCGAACAACTGTATGCAAATCATACCCCGAATCCTGCCCAGAGTCCTGGACCGAATCCTGTCTCGAAGCTTGCCTTGAGTCCTGTCCCGAGTCCTGCCCCCCAGGCGGTGTCTCAAGAACATTATCAATATCAAAATAAGATATTGGAGCAAATATTAGAATCTCAAATTAAAATATTAAAATATTTACAAAAAAAATAACTTATATGTATAATGAAAAATAAAATACATACGCTATTATTTATAGGTTTTTTTTGTGTTTTATTATATTCGGTGCTGTATTTTATAAAAGAAGGTTTTACTGAAAACGATAGTTACGGACAATGGGAATTGTTGTTGAGACAAAGTTACAACGAACAGTTTACAAAAAGTCCATTCGGTGGAACAGGGACGTCGGTCAACCTGGATGCGTTATATGATTACAACGGTAAAATAACGGAGCCAAATTATTACAATCACAAATTATTATCGTCCTATGATTTTAGTAGTAATATTATATTTAAACTAAATATATATGACTTATACGAAGACACGTCGCCCTCCTCTACTATGACTTGGAGTCAGCAATTTTCTAGCCGCCGGCGCCGCCGCCATTTACCGGTCGGCGTGGTGAATCGAGACACTACGTCCACCTTTAAAGGTATAGAAAAAGGAACGACAACGGACTTTGTATTCAAGCAAGCGGGTGAAAATAATTATATTCTAGGCGCCTCAACAGAATATTTAGGAGATAATAAAATACCAGGAACTTCCAAAGATACCTTTGTCGAAAAAACGGAATTATATTTATGGAATCCGCGCCCTAAAAATAAAAATACATTTAATGGTGATTTCTCTAAATGGACTATTCAAAAAGTGGATATGGACAAGACCGCGCATAAACTCTTTTGGAATAAGAGCGAGGGGGTTAGCGGAGAAATAGACGATGACGCGCGGTACTCTTATTGTTTTGGCAAGTTAAGATGTAATGATAATACATATTCGCCTATCAAAAAAAAGGATGGCACGTACAAGCCTTATTGTAACTCGGACGCAAGTAATAATCCCGTTTATTGCGAAGGTTCGTTTTTATACAATACAGATTCCGCTTCGTTAAAAAATGTATCTATGGGTACGTTAAGTTATGATATGATGGGAAAATATGCTTCTTATACGGATCTAAGTCATAGCGCTCATTTTAATTTATTTAGAGGTTTAACTACTCCTTACGCAAAAGATTATATCGACCCCGAAATTAGCGGCAACGATATCATTATAAATGAAAACAATAATAAGTCTACGTTCCATATATGCGATTTTTTAGACAATCAGAATCTGGACAATGGAACCAATCTACAAGAAGAATGCCAAGCGGATCGTAAATATATAAAAAAAAACGGTAAAAATTGTATTGCCGATTTCGGAGACACCATAGATTCCAAATATGCAAACTATGTTTGTGAGAAAAACGAACGATGTATTGGGTATAATTGTGGTTCTAATTTTGGTTCATGTACACCGACATTATTATAGTCTATTATTATAATGAAAATCCTCTGGTTATTATTTATTTTTGTTTGTATAAGTTTTTTAGTGTATAAAGAACCTATGTCTGTTTTTAATAGTTCTTTAACTTTTTCATTGCCTACAAAAATAGATAGATACGATTGTAGCGACGCAACGCATCAATATTGTTACAACGGCGATTTAATTAAAACAGATATATTTGGAAATAATGTGGCATTAGAAGGGGAAGAGTACTTACATGGTACAACCTATACGCACCAAGAACGCCCCCGCGTTTATATAAAAGATTTTAATACAACCGTTCCGAAGGGTTCTAGTAAAACGCGCGATGTGTTTTATGACCCCTATAAAACATGTAATCACAATTATCCTTGGCGTTTAGACCTGAGTTCAAATACTATAAGCAACCACGCGTGTACGTCTACAAAAGATATAGAGAACTATAATACATGCGTGAGTTATGAAAAGCAATGTCCGTTCAAAGATATTTTAATGGAAGACACCCTTCAATACGTGGCATACGATTGCTCCGATGGCATCAATGTAAAGAACGCGTTAACCGACGTAGATGCCGAATGGGTTACGAATACAATGGAAATAGGGACATATAAAGATACCTCTAACCGAGCGCTTAATGTTTACAAAGGTAGACAAAATACCAAAGGCGAAAACTATGACTCGGAAAAATGTAGCGAAGCTTGTACGGGTTATAACTATTATGCTTTACAACACGGAAACCGAGGCAATCCGCAGTGCTTTTGCGGAAATTCACTTGATCAGGCGACCCAATACGGACCCAAAACATGCCCTAAAACAGGCGGTAGCTGGTGTAATTCTATTTATAAAAATGTATGCGGATTTAAAACGGTGGATAGTCAAGAATATTCGAATTCTTGTTATAAAGAAAAGGATATGTGGGTAGTGAATAATATGACGCCCGTCGAGGAGAAATGTAAACAAACTTGTTCGACGTCGTATTACACCACCCCGAAAGGAGATGTGTCCAATTGTTTTTTATACGAAGCCCAAGCCAGCTACGAATATGATTTTTATAAAGGTACATCTAATACACCTCCTACAAACCCCCTTTTTTCTGCCTATAAAGACGTAAGTAAACGCGAAGAACTCGAAGAAAATGATATCGTAAAAATTCGTAATTCACCCGTAACCTATTCTGTGCCTTTGTGTAGCGAAGAAAACCCCTTTTACGCGAACGGTGAGTGCCGCCCGAAAGATACAAAGGAGATCGACACATATTGTAATGAGACTACGCCGTATAGGGTGAACGGATTATGTGTAGACGGTAATACAGCCTTAGAGGCGATTGAAAATGGATGTAATCAAAAAAAACCGTATAGAAAAAACAATATATGTTATGCTTCTCCGGAAGATTCCGCGTCTGAACAATATACGTTTAGTCATTCTTCTGGAGAGAATTGTTATGTAAAGGAAGTAGACTATGGTATATCATGTGAAAATATGTACAGTATCCAATCAGACATATCTATGTTATATAATCCGATTACAAACAATTATATCGGGGATTTGCATACAGGCGATTATTCTTATATAGATTGTACAGGTACTTTAACCAAGTGTATGAATGAATTTCCGTATGTAAAAAATGAAAAAAATGAATATGTCTTGCCGATGAAAACCTATGCCTCTGTGGATAAAAATATTCCGGTCTACACACGAGCACCCGATTATATTGAGCCCGCGTTTACAAAATACACCAACCCCTATAATTCAGATATTCAACATAGTTTATTCATTCAATGTAAGCATAATTATTCCAAACGTTCTCCAAAAATAAATATGTGTCCTGAGCAAATGCCTATTTGCGAAGGATACGAAACCGACCAACAATTTGGTTTATGCAAAGAGACAAAACACGCACCCCAAAGCGTCGTAGCGTCTAGTAGACATTTTTTGGCGTGCAAACATAACTATGACGCCAACAAAGCCTCCCCCAACATGTGCCCGTATACTTTACCCTATTGCGAACAAAACGAATGTAAACAAAGTAGTTTATATAATTTGATTACCATTTAATACCCCAATCTCTTCGCCCGTTTCTTTTATAAATACTTTAGGAGGGGTGGTGCGATAGTCTATGACGACCAAGGTTGATACCCCGTTGAATAAGAGCTCTTTTTCAACAAACATTTTGTCTTCGACTTTTTTCTTGACGGGTGCCTTTTTATAATCTAACGCGTAGGCATTTTTGTCCTTTTTATTATTTTTTGGGAATTTAAAGCATTTTTGCTTCGACGGCAAACAATCTATGGCGCTTTCTTTCAGTGTACTTAAAAACGATTCGGCTAATACTTTCTTTTCTTCCATTATTTTAAGTAAAAACTCATCCGTAGAAATGTCCTTTTTATCCTCTTTTATAGAAGATATATAAAGATATACTTGGACGTTTTGTTCCTCTTTATCCAATCGGTTATGACTACAAATTCTTCTTGCCCGACCAATCACTTGTTCCAACCGAACATTGTGCCAATAAGGTTCGGTAATATGTACGTAGCGCACGTTTTGTAAATCAATGCCTTCCGCGCCAGAAGACGTAATCATCAATACGTTGATAAGAGAACCGTGTAAATTATCGGTCTCTTTGTAGAGGTCTTTTAATCTGGTCTGGATAGCCGGAGATAATTTGGATAGGTCGCTATTGTAGATATTTCGTATAATTTCCTTTTCTTCTTTTTCTTCCGTACCGGTATACAAGGCAAATACCCGCGTTTCAGTGTAAGACGTTTCTGGATAAATGCCGTCTAATTCTATCGTGTAGCTACCCGCTCTCGTTTTAACTAGAACCAATTCTCTAAATCCTTGATATTTCAACAATTGGCGCATCATCTCGATCCCTTCAATGCGTCTAAAACTACTGTATAACAATTGGCACGTATTTCTATCGCGTATAATATGTTCCAAAATAGAATGGAATTTAGGGCTATATTTCATCAATCCCATTTCGCTGTCTTCGTTGGGTTTATCAAAGGCTTTGGATACGAACGAAAGTAGTTCGTTAAAGAAAAGGGTATTTCTATTTAAACTCACCTTTTTCAAAAATGTTTTAATATCGCTATCATACGATTCCGCGCCTTTATTTAGAACCCGATCACCGTCTTCTTCCACACCATCCGCTCGTTTTAACCGATCGTTTAGTTGTATATAATCAAAATCGTCTTCGGTCATTTTTTTAAAATCCGGGAAGGGACGCTTTATGTCGTTGTCGAACACGAAATTACACGCGGCGCGCGTAAACACTTTGTAACTGCCATCTTTTTGGTCGCTCTTTGTGGATTCTTTCTTTTTATATTGTTCATATTCTTTTTTCTGGTGGGAACTCATAGGTATGATTTCTGTCCGCATAGGTTCAAGCCGAGGCATAAGGGATGTTTTGTCTCCTAAATAAGAAATGAGACCCGCGATTCTGGTTTGAAAAAATTCCTTGTTGTTTATCACCCTCAAACCGCCTTGCTTTTGTACAAACAAGCTATTGAACTCTTTTTCTTCGTCGGGGATTCTCTTGTATTTATGAATATGGATTTGTTTGATAGGAATACTTTTTAACGCAAGTTGTAAGACGTCTTTAAAGTCGGTGTCGACGTACAATGCCGGGTTTTCGTATCGGACTTCTCCTGTAGACGTGGCGACGAATCCATACGGGTTCCGCACGACATAAATGCGGTCTAATTTATAATCTATACGATTGTAATCTTCCAACGTTCGCAACGCGTCTTTCAGTATTTTTAGTTCATATTTTTTGGTTAAAATAATTTCATATTCGGTCGTATAGCCTGATACCAAATTAATCATAATACCTAATTCAGACGGGGCGTTTATATAAGGCGTACCCGACAACAAAACCACTTTACAATTTTGTGCGTCCATTATACTTTCATACATGTCAGTAGAAACGGACGTTTGTCCTGCCATTAGCTTATTATTTATGCGGCTTATAAAATTGTGGGCTTCGTCTACTACGATTACACTATTGTGGAACGGATTGGTTTTGTGTACTTGTTTCATCTTTTCCCAAGATTTTTTATTGACGCCATTGTAATTTATAAAATTATATTTCATAGAAATCAACACACGTATTAATTCTTGGATTTGTTGCTTGTCTTCCTCTTTCAAAGATTCATAATTGGGTCTGTCTTCTTCTATCAACCAAATACCCTTGTGTTTTTTCATATAAGTTTCAAGTAAGGTTCGGTCGTGGTCTAAGAATAAATAGTCTTTAAACAATTGAAACACCATTTCGCTATCGTGTTTGACTTTCTTCCAATGATGCTTGGTTTTAAATAATTTGTCTCCACAAAAAGACATTTGATTCCTATAGTTTTCTTGTAGCGAGGCGGGGGTCAATATAAATATCTTTTTGTCATGTTTCATTCCTTCTAAAATACCAATCGAACTGCAAGTTTTACCCGAACCCAGACCGTGGTATAACAACAGACCTCTATAGGGTGTATAACTATTTAAGTAAGATTGAACGATTTTCTGATGTTTTAACATAATAAAATCGGAGGATTTGTCGCAACTATCCACTTCGTCGTCTTCGTTGTATAAATCTTCTAATAAAGAGTGGACGGAATCCATAAATCCATATTGGCGGTCTAAATAGAAGTCTTTTTTTTCTATTTTGAATACATCGGGGGTATATAGCGCATAGTCTTTTAACAATTCGTTGTCTACATCTACCAGAGACGGCGCCTTTACAGGTTTGTCGACACGCTCTTTGGGCTCGGTTTTTGCCCACGCTTTGATTTCAGGCTGAGTCAATATGATTTTACCCGATAATACCATCGGCTTTTCTGCAAAAAAAGACGACAATTCATTCAAAGATAATTTATATAAAGAATTCATCACTCGTATAAACGCGTTTAACTGGCTTAATTCGGGGTTCTTATAAACAAGTTCCACCGATTGGTTCATATTATTATATTACTATTTTTTATTAATTCATTTACACATTTAATCACATATAATTTTTCTACGTTATACGGTCGAATGAACAAGACACATTCGTCGTAAGTACACCATTTCATATTGCCTATTTCGCTTTTTTGAAATTTCGCACGATATAGTGTAAACGGCATAAATCCAAGATAATATTTATGCTTATACGATTTTAAATTAGATCCTGTGAATACTTCTTCAAACGGCACCAAATTATGCATCAAGACGATATGTTGTTTAAGATAACCGGTTTCTTCGCTAAATTCCCTTAAGGCACACTCGACGTCTTTTTCTTTGTAATTTCGTCGTCCTTTTGGAAACCCCCATTCTGGTAACACCCACCCCGATTTTCGAAACAAATAGGATTTGTGTTTTAATACAAACAGCATTTTCTCTTTATGTCTAAGGTCAAATGGTATATTCTTTTCGTTCCATAATTTAGTCCATAAGGTTTCGTAATTATGGTTTAAAATTTGGTCGATTTCATAATCCGTCATTTCTTGGATAATATTTTTTAAATGATACTCGTTGTATTCGTTGTATTTACCCCGCAAAAAATCTACATACCCTAATGAATCTTTTCGCTGTATTAATAAATATTCGACGACGCCTTGACGTATCCGATAACATATGACGCCCAAGCTTGTGATGGGTCGCTTACAATTATAAAATAAATGTCCATAATTTTCGCAATTGTTGCATAAAGGTTTAGGTTTACCTATCATAATTCTTATTATATTTTATTATTTATATGATTACTATAAATATAGATATCGTGTTCCAATATTTATATTTTATTACGCGTCAATACCAGCCCAGCGTCCCCAATAAAAAGAAAATAAAACAACTGATAGAATGTATGCCCTATTTTTTGCCCACCCACAAAGACCAACAATTATTTTTTGAATTGTTTCAGCAAAATTCGATCGCCAATTACGACACAAATGACGCGATGGTTATATATGGGTATATCATTTACGAAGAGTATCACAAGCGTAAACAATTGCCTTATTTAGATCGTCATCATTATATTCTACATTACGACCATATCATGTTTCCAACGAAAGAGCCTTCTTATTTAATCTTTTGTATTGTAATAATTTGTCTCGCCTTTATATATGTCTATTAAGCTATGGATTATTTTTTTTACGGGATTGTGTATGTACGACTCCTATCATGAGCATTATTATTTTAAACGTTTAAAAACCTATCAAAAATATTATAAAATGGTGGGGATCGCGGTATTCGGGTTAGGTTTATACGCTATGATAAACAAGGGTGGGCATATGGATTCGGCATCTGTGTTGAATAATTTTATCAAAGTATTGCCTATCGATCGAGACACCAAAGACATGTTTACCCCGTTTATACCCAACGCGAGCGAACATAAAATGTCTACGTCGGGCACGTCTACGACCACAAAAAGCAAGCGAAGCGTCAGCGAAACCAAAAAGAAATATGTCGCCTCGTTACAAAACTGGTTATGTGGCGATTGTCAGAAACAATTGCCCGCTTGGTTTGAAGTAGACCATACAACCCGTTTAGAACACGGTGGTACAAATGAAATCAGTAATTTAGTCGCCCTTTGCCGTGATTGCCACGGGAAAAAAACCTCGTTAGAAAATATGTCCTAATATATAATGATTGAAATTATACTGTTTTTTTTAGTCGGTTACGCTATAATACTACTAAATCCTTATAAAATAATGGACTATATATACGCTCCCATTATTTTGTTCTTTTGTATGGGCGGAATATATTTATTCTTTTCTACCAAGAGTACGATGGATCTGTTTGAATTTTCGAAACAAATACTTACATATCTCTCTATTTTTTTAATCTGGATTATTTTATTTTATGTAGCTCGCGCGGTTTTATTGTATTCGATGCGCCGTTCTTTCTTCCTGGTGTTCTTATTTTATATGGTCGTTACGGCAATTATATATAAGATGGGTGCATCGCCGGGCGCCGCGGACGTAAACGACCTTTTACAACTAACGCGATACTTGATTTTTTATATTCCTTGTTTGTTTGCCGATACGATTGAGTATTTTGTAGAAGACGCGAAAAAAACAAACCAAACCACCTATATTCTGGGATTTCTGCTCCTTTTACTGATAGTCTATTTTTTTTATCCGATTCGCCACACCGACGGTCGCTTGCTGATTGACGGTAAAACAAAATTAAATAAGAGCGTATTGAGCCTTAATTTAGAAGAGGTTCAACCCCTAGAAGGATTTAGGTCTCTCAGTGACAAAGATTTAGAACGAGATACATTGCCCGCGTTAGAACTTTCACCCGACTTAGAATGGCTGAAAGATTTATATCTATCTTTGAAATATGATTTCTTTATGATTCCGAAAGACACAGACCAAGTGACCGGGAAACCTCTGTATACGTATCAATATGGTATGTCGTTTTGGTTGTATTTAGAATCCGAGGTGTTGGCGGAGACCCGAGACAAAGCCTTAATTATGAGTTTTGGTTCTAGACCTTCTTTGTTTTACGATTACAACAGAAAACAACTCGTTATAGAAGTAACGGATTATGTGGGGTCTGAATTCAAACAAACCCGCGTCTATTATTCGTCGAATATATTATTTCAAAAATGGAATCATATGGTTATGAATTACGTGAACGGACAATTTGACTTATTCATAAACAATGAATTGGTTGCCACACAGTCGAACATAAGCCCCTACATCAACGCAACTGACCTTTTACAGGTGGGTTCGGTTGAAAATTCCGACTTAGGTGGTATAAGTCAATTCAGATATTACGACACACCTTTGTCTCAAGATAAAATAAAAAAAATCTATTCGGATTATAAAATAACCGATTAATATATGTTCTCTTTTCATTTTATGCTTATTTCTGCGTTTGTCATACTTACGCTCTATGTACTTTTTACGAATCAAATCGGTAGTCGTAGTAAAATTGTAATTGTAGTATTTTTAGCTATTTTAGGTATCGTCCTTATGAACCTGACGAATTATTCCAATGCTTTGGTGTCGTCGTCTAAAGACGCCAAACAAGTCATTCTTATACCCAAAGATAGTCTTCTAAAATCTAGTGGAAATTACTCGGTGTCTATGTGGATATACATCGAAGATTGGAACTATAAATTCGGCGAAAAAAAAACGATTTTCCGACGCGAAAGCAACTCAAAAAAACCCCATATTTATTTGGATCGCTATAAAAACGACGTTGTAATTGATTTTGTAGTCAACGCCATTAGCGGGGAAGAGTTAACCCTCGTAGATAATTATGACAAATCGTTGGAATGGTGTATAAACAATAGTGAACTAGACTTGAGTGAAAGTATACAATGCGATTACGATTCAGCAGAAGGAAAATATATGCCCAAAGAAAACGGGGTCAGTTGTAAAAATGGATCCTATCAATGTTTAGACGGCACCGCACCCGACTTGGACGATATTACATGCTTACAAAAAGACAACGAACAAAGCGCCACCTTAAAAAATGTGCCTTTACAAAAATGGTTTAATATAACGTTTGGATTTGGAGACAACCATACAGATATTTATTTAAATGGTAAATTGGTTCAAACCAAATCATTCTCAGGCGTACAATATACATCCGAACAAAACGATTTTCAAATTTGTCCAGACGGCGGATATAGTGGCTCGATTTCAAATACCCATTATTTTAATTATTTGGTGTCTCCCGACAAAGCCTTCCGTATTTACAAAGAAGGACACCAAGACGTTGTGGTCGGTTCTTTATTTGGTAAGTATAAAACAGCGGTTACCTTTTACGAAGATAATAATGAAAGAGCGAAATATTATATCAGCTAATTATAATGTCTAATGTAACCCCGGCAAACGCAACGAATGTAAAAGATTCCGTAATGAGCGCCGTAACGCCTATAAAAGATGCCGTAATGAGCACCGTAACGCCTATAAAAGACGCCGTAATGAAAGCAGTGAATTCTGTAAAAGAACCCGTGAAAGAACCCGCGAAAGCAGTAAATTCTAAAGATACTTCCTTTTTGCAATTCAACTCCACTATAAGTAAATTTGTATTTATACTATTGATGCTGATTGTATTCGTATTATTGTTTCAATTTGGAATGTTTCTATTAGAACATACGTACGGGACAAAAAGAACGCCTTACGTGATGAAAGGTATGATCGATAGCGATAGTGTTCATGTTGTATCCAGCAATCCGAATGTATCTAAATCCATACCGATTCTTCGGTCGGTCAACGAACTCACAGGAATAGAATACACATGGGCGTTATGGGTCTATATAGAAGACCCGTATCTAAACGCCGACCAAAGACACAAACGTATTTTTTCCAAAGGGACGTATACGATGAGCGATTCTATCAAAAACAAACTATACGATATTGCCTTTTTAAATAATTCCCCCGGATTATATTACAACGCCGAAGACAATAAAATAGTATTGGTTATAAATACGTATTCTGACAATAAAAATATATACGAAACCATCGAGGTAGATAATATGCCCATAGAAAAATGGGTTAGCTGTGTCATTACTTTAAAAGATAGAAAAATAAATATATTTATCAATGGCAATATGTCCAAAGAATATATATTGAAATTTGTTCCAAAACAAAACTATTACGACACGATTCTTGGAGACAAAAAAGGATTTGGTGGCTTTATTTCAAACTTGCGTTATTACGACCACGCGATTAGTACCGACGCCATACAAAGCATTATGCACGACGGACCCGATACCAAGAAAGAACTCTCTTCTAAAGTATACGATGCGCCGCCGTGGTTATCTATGAATTGGTATTACAACTAATTCCTCCACCACGCGACTCCAGTCGAAGGGGGCGTGTTGACGTAGTAGAGTCATCTTTGGATACCACCTGGTAGTCTTTTCTTTGCCCCAACGCCAATCACAACCAGCCGTTAACAAGGTGTAACAAGGTACATCCAGAGTCCCACACATATGTGCCAACGAAGTATCGGTCGTTATGACCGCGTCTACAGATAGTATAATAGACATACTATGTCTAAAACATTCTTTTTTATCTACCTCTAAAATAACGACCTTGTGTTCGCGCAATAGTTCCCTTTCGTGCGAAGTGATATCTTTGGCGATCGTGATACATTGAACGTCGGTGCGTTTGAACAACGGCACCAGCAAGTCCAGTTTTATTTGTCGATTGTGTTCTTCGTGCTCGTTTTGAGGATTCCCTTTCCAATGGACAATTATATGTTTTTTATCTTTGGGTAGTTTGTCCATAGGATAATACGGCAAAGGTGGGAAATACTCTATATAAATATCTTTGTAATCCAATTGTAACAAGACGTATAGTCTTGAAATATTGATATGGTAATCAAATGGTGGTAATAGATGTTTATTACTGTAACGCCAGGTTTCAATAGAGTTGGAATCTTTATGGATCGACTCGTATATCCAATATAATTCATCGTATATTAAAAATAAAATGCGTTGGTCGGAAAATGTCTCGCCTAGTTTTTTCATAAAGCGCGCATACATAATATTATCACCCAAACCGCCACTCATATACACCAAAAGAGTTTTGCCCTTGTCGCCTGGTTTAAACCCGCTCATGGTGTCCGGACGAATATTTAAATGGTCTACTTTGACCTGGTTCATATAAATCGTATATGTATACGATTCTTTATAACATTGTCGGTTTAACAAATACAGCCCGTAATTTAAAAACACATTTTCTTTCCACTCTTTTTCTACTTCAAAAAAACGAATATATTGGTCTAATTTATAAGCATATTCGTTTTTTACATTTAAATATTGGCATATCGTATTATGTCTAAAATATAAAGTGATAGAAAAAATACGATTCAAATGTGTGTTTTTATATTTACAAGCCAAATAGCGGCTAAGGCGCAAGGAATCCATCGTATTTTGTTTATTTCCAATACACAACGCGTTTAAACAGGCTTCGTCATGTTCGGTCGGCGGGTCGTGTGTGTATAGAATAGGCTCGTTAAGCGTATTGTAGACATCTTTACCTAACATGTATTTTATTTATATATCTTTTCTTCTATAATATACGAGTCATATAATTCATTGATGTGTCTTTTCAGTCTATATCTTTTGTCATTTTGGACATGTATATTTTCCGCGATGGAAATATACTCTTCGTCGTATTCTTTGGATTTGCTTTTTTGTCGTATTTTATCTTCACAATCCCATAAAGTTTGATTGATCGTATATAACTCCATATATAACTCATGGAAAGACGCGTCGTGTTTCTTATAAGGAGCGAGCAACTCGTATTCGTTTTGTATCGATTTGTTTTCTGGCGCGTGTAATTTCTTCAGCTCTAATATAGTTATTTTGTCTACAATTTCTCCATACGAACAATAGATCTTAAACATAATGTAGGTTATTTTCTTTTTTCTACTAGAATGAACGAAAGAATATAGACTAATTTGTCTCTTTTACAGAAGGTCGTTTAATATTTAGCGTATAACCAATTCTAATATCGAAAAAGAACCGATTTACACCTTTGAACATTAAAACGCCGATTTTATCTTTGTATTATATAAATGAAATCAAGTTTATATAAAAGACAAATTATTATGTTTATCGTAATGGTGATTATTGGTATGCTATTCAATCCTATGAACATATTAGCATATAGATTTACAGACTTATATATATCACAAACACTATTTTATGGTGGTTTATTAATGGCTTCAAATATGATATGGGCACACGAGATTATTCATTATTTATCAATGGGGCATTTTAATATGTTAGTTTTCTCTGTTGGAATTATTTTATCTATTGGTGTATCAATACTATTACGACAACAATTATTCGTTGATGATAAACAATGGTTAAAAAGAATGATTAGTCATCATTCTACCGCATTAACAACGTCGCATAAAATATATAATAAAACAAGTAATCCCAAATTAAAAAAATTAGCAAAAGAAATCATTGATACACAAGAAAATGAAATACAATTAATGAAATCTATGTTATAAATAATTGGTGTCTTTATGATTCCGTATATTAATATTTTGATGAATGAATGTATCCATACTAATAATAATTGTGAATAATAAAATATTTGGTAGAGTTCTTTCTTTTTTATTAACAAAGAATACATACAATATGTATATCACTAATAATAATAAAATATTATGCATCATACCTTCCCATTTTGACCATTCGTAAAAATTTTTTAATGTATTTTTCATCTATAACATATCTAATATAGAAAGGAGCATCGTGTTTATAATCTTCAATATCTAAAATATAATTAGCAGTTATGCAATATTACCGATTGGATACTTTATTAGGTCGGCGTTTTAAATGTTCAAAGGTGTAAAATATATTCAGGTCCTTAATCCTTTCGTATTGTTCCATAGGTTGAAAACGAGGTGTATTTAACATAGGCATAAAACGAATTTTAATGATAGGTCTATATAGGTTGAATATATTCTATTCGTCTTTGGCGGCTTTCTTGGATTACATATTTTTTCTTTGAAATATTTGGGCATAAAGACTATTTTATAGTTTTTTGGTCGGGGTTATAGGGCTAGCCATTCTCTAGAATATCCATATGCGATGACCTATGTTTCTAATCCTACGCTAGTCCATTTGTTCATCAATACAATCAGTATATTGGTTACCTTTGTGCTTAGTTTGCTGTTCTTACAACTGAAATCGTTTCATATAGTTTATTTTTTGTTAGGTATAGTATTTCTGCGGGTTTAGGTTGTATACAATATTCTTATATATTTAAAGATTAAAAATAATCACTATATAATGAATACATTATTTATTTTTAGAAGAGACTTTCGTGTTCAAGATAATATAGGCTTAGCCTACGCGATGCGGCACTTCACCAATATAATCCCTATATTTATATTTACCCCCGAACAAATTGACAACAATATATATTTTTCAAACCCTAGCGTACAATTTTTATGTGAATGTTTGGAAGAACTAAAAGAAAAAATAGGTCTCCATATTTTTTATGGAGATTATATGAGCGTCATACAATCGATCCATACACAACATACGTTGTCTCATGTAATATTCAATAAAGATTACACCCCCTATTCTAGAAAAAGAGATCACACCATCGAACAATGGTGTCAATCCGAACAAATCGAGTGTATCATGACCGAAGATTATTTATTACAACCCATGGGAACGTTCAACAAAAAGGACGGGACGCCTTATGTGGTGTATACGCCATTTAAAGCCAATCTTGTAAATCATACTATACCAGCGCCTATAAAAAGCGTCGTCAAATCTATTAAAAAAATACACTTTAAATCCAATCCTTATTATAAAGAAGCACTTGATTATTATATACCCAACGTGCATAACTTGGTAAAGGGAGGTCGTAAACACGGATTAAAACAATTGAAAAAATCGCACACCATATACGAAAGAAATAAGCTAAGCACCGAGACCACGCATCTATCTTCGTACATTAAATATGGTTGTGTAAGCATACGCGAAGTCTATCATAGTTTTAAACACGCGGACTTGAAGGCGCAACTGATATGGCGCGAATTTTTTTATTATATAAATTATTATAACCCACACCTGATTGAAAAATCAAAATCGTTTCAACCCAAATACGACGCTATCCAATGGGTGAAACATAAACCGCATTTGGAAGCTTGGAAAAAGGGTCTGACGGGGTTTCCGGTCGTAGACGCCTGTATGCGTCAATTAAATCATAGCGGGTATATGCATAATCGCGGGCGTCTTATTGTCGCCAATTTTTTAAATCGTATATTGGGAATGGATTGGCGCGTCGGTGAATTATATTTTGCGCAAAGGCTGATTGATTATGATCCTTGTGTAAATAACGCGAACTGGCAATGGGTCTCGTCTGTCGGCGTGGATACAAAACCATCGAATCAGCGAATATTTAATCCTTGGTTACAGAGCAAGCGATTCGATGCCCAAGCCGAGTATATTAAAACGTGGATACCAGAATTGTCTGAGGTTGATCCAAAAGATATTCATCAATGGGACCAAGGATGTAAACACTATAGTGTAAAATATCCGTGCCCAATTGTAGATTATGCGTTGTGTCGCGAAAGAAGTTTAAAGATGTATAAATTATAATTTAAATGTAAATAATAACCTTTATATAATGTCAGGATTAGTCAATCTTGGGAATACGTGTTATATAAATTCTGTATTACAAATACTTCACGCCTTGGATGAATTAAACGACTACATACACACGGGTCAACCGAAAAACCTAGACGACGCCATCTTCCCAATGGAGTGGAATGATTTGAGACAAATTATGGATAAAAAGGTGACCATTTCACCGAAACTCTTTATTCATAAAAATAAGATATTATTTGAAAAGAAACATAGAACAGAATTTCTACACCACGCCCAGGGCGACGCAAGTGAATATTTTATGTTTGCTCTAGAGTGTATTCACAATAGTTATAATTTAAACGACGTTAACCCAGCAAAGGAAGTAAAAGACTACGAGAAAAAAGAATATTCTATTGTTACACGTTTATTTTTATCTATGTTAGAAGTAAGCTACGCCGACAAAGTAAAGGTCGTGTCCACCAACCACGAAGCTCAGTGGGCAATGGATTTGCCTTTGCCAGACCAATCCGCGTTGTCTTTATACGATTGTTTAGACGCGTATTTTAAAGAAGAATATTTGAACGGAGACAATCGGTGGTACGATGAAAAAGAAGACGTAAAAAAGGAAGTGACCAGGCGGTCGGTGCTGGTACATTGCCCGGTTATTTTAGTCCTGAATTTAAAACGTTGGCTAGGGTTTACCAAGAAAAATAATAGTCTTGTTTCATTGCGACCCTATTTGGATATGTCCAACTATGCGTCGGAAAAAGTTGGATATGAGTTGTTCGGCATTATAAATCACATCGGAACTCTTCGAGGGGGTCATTATTATGTATGTATTAAAAAAAAGCAGTCGTGGTATAATATCAACGACGAACACATTACGCCCATAGCGTTCGACCGCGTCGTTTGTCCAAACAATTATTGTCTTTTTTATAGAAAATTAAAATAACTCCATCTATACATATGGAAATAGACGTAAATACTACAAGTTATTTACCGCAGTTTTATACGGATTTATTTAGTTCCTTATTAGACCGTAGCAAGATATCGTATATATTAATATTCGGACTGGTTCTATTTTTATTTGTGGGGGTCTTTGTCTTCTTCGGAAATGCTACGGGCGGAAATACCCCGATTATGTTGTTCATAGAAGTTATATTATGGGTAGTGTTTCTATATGTAGTCGTGATGAACATTCAGCATATGGATTATAATTTTACAACCGAATTAAAAAACTTATTTCGTTCAGATACGACTACCTTAGACGTTAACGTATCTAAAAAAGACGCCACCGACGACGACACCGACGACACCGACGACGCCGACGCCTCTGGGTGCGAGACAAGCGACGGCGAAGTATTCCATATTCCTAACAATAAATACTCCTATATTGAGTCTCGCGAAGTATGTAATAAATATAGCGCGCGACTGGCGACGTATACAGAAGTAGAAGACTCGTATAAGAAAGGCGCAAATTGGTGTAGTTACGGTTGGTCCGAAGACCAATTGGCATTGTTTCCCACCCAAAAAGAGATCTATAATGGTTTAAAACTTATACCGGGACACGAACACGATTGTGGACGGCAGGGTGTCAACGGTGGATATATTGATAATATACATGTAAAATTTGGCGTAAATTGTTTCGGTAAAAAGCCAGAAAAAACAGACGAAGACGAAGCGTATATGAAGCGATTATCCTTGTCGTATTCTCCCGCCATCGACCAAGACGAACTGGACCGGATCTCTTCTGAAAAAAACGCGTTGCTTATCTCTCCCTTTAACAAAGACAAGTGGACGATTCAATAATTTTTTTTTGTTTTAGTTCGCTTTTTGGGCTGCGTCTTTAAAGACATCTTCTTAGGACGCTTGTGGTCATAGACTTTATCTAAGAGCTTCTTTTCAAATTCAAAACTAAATCCTTTTTTAATACATAAAAAGTGCGTTGGTTTTAAGTGGGTCATATTTAGTCCAATAGGAAAACAAACTTTATTCATTATTATAGTCTAATATTTTTATTTCTTGATGTATATGCACCGCGCGACTGTCTTTTAAATGTTTCATAATGTGCGTTAAAGATTCGCGGTCTATCCACTCCCCCAAGCGTTGTTCAATATATTTAAAACTAAAAGGCTGATAGGTTTTTGTCTCGGTGTATTTTATTTTTTTATGGTTTAAGATAAATACTTTATGTTGTAAATGTTCGTTTAAAATACATTGCTTGACGTATTCTTCCGTTTCGCGTTTCGATTTTTTTAGGTCGTTTATTTTTTCGTTCAGTGCCTTTATTTCAGTATCGTAGAGGATTAATTGGGTTAGGTGCTCTTTCATAATCTATCGCGTCATAATATTTTTATTTATTTAACCCATAATATAAATGAATGTATTAGAACATTATGAAGAAAATCTCGTTGGTTTAGGAGAACCCGAGACAAGCGACAATGAAAATTATTATTGTTCGTTGACTTATAACGATTCGCCTTTTATCATACAAACCAACCGCGTATGTTATTCTTTCAAAGAACTATCGGACACGATTTGCGTTTCTTTAGTGAGTCAAGAGTATGCCTTATGGATGGAGACCCTCTATTTGTATTGTATCGAATTAGTGTATGCTAAAAGTTCAGACTGGTTTGAAGAAGAACTATCCCACGACGACATAGAAAGTTCCTTTTTATCCCCTCTTAAAAGCAACATTCAAAACAGCTGTTATGATATTCAGTGCTCGATTGAAAAAAACAACGTCATTATGGTAGACAAAGAAGGGCGTATTGTAAATAAAAACAATTTAAAAAATTATAAAATTGTACCTACCATACATATCAAAGGAATACAATTCAATAGTAAACACTTTGGGCTAGATTTATCATTAAAATCGGTGATTGTTTTAGAAGAAAACACACGCACGAACGAAGCGCCTGCGCCTGCGCCTGCGCCTGTGCCTGCGCCTGTGCCTGTGCCTGTGCCTGCGCCTGTGCCTGTGCCTGTGCCTGCGCCTGTGCCTGTGCCTGTGCCTGTGCCTGTGCCTGTGCCTGTGCCTGCGCCTGTGCCTGTGCCTGCGCCTGTGCCTGTGCCTGTGCCTGTGCCTGTGCCTGTGCCTGTGTACGACGAACCTTACGACGAACCTTACGACGAATATTACGACGAACCTTTGACCGAGGTCGACGTCGAGTTACAAGACGAATTATACGAAATGGATTTAAAAGGATTTAAACCAGACGGCGATCAATTTATAAAAAATCATAATTTTGCGAACATTTATGAATTTATGGATAAAAAAATTAAAGAAGATGTATTAGAGCATTTAAAGATTATGTTATTAAAAAAAAAAATAAAACTCCATATAGATTTGAATGAACTATTTGAAGAAGATATAGACAGTGAGGAAGATTAATTCTATCGGAATTATATGAACTGCTTGATTCTTTTTTTAACACTAGTTATTTTTTTTAAATGGTTTCAAAGAGAGGGGCTTTATGATTTGAATAAATTCAAATTTAATCAGACTATGCCCGATGTCTCGCAATTAAATGACACGGGTATTTCCACAGACTTTTTAATAAATACCTACGATAAACGCGATGTACATATTATGGATGCCCAAATCGACGATTTAAGTAATAGTTTGGCGTATATTATTTAATTCATAAAATAATTTATATTATACTTATATAATGAATTTTGGTAAAATGAATAAAGATAAAAAGGCGCTTACATTCAATGTTTTATTTGTATTGGCGATTTTAATCTTAGGCGTCGTATTTATGAAATACAACCGCGATAAAGTATCGGTCAAAGATTCTTTAACCATGTTGAATCCTTCTTCGTTGAACGGAGAACCAGAAGAAGAAAAATATTCTAAGGTGGAAGGTTTAGGCACAAAAGTAAGCACGGCGAAAACTTGCAACGAAGCGACCAACCCGTCCGATTTACTACCAAAACATACCAACAACGAATGGAGTTCGATGAATCCGGTAACCGCCGATTTGAAAAATATTAATTTATTGAGTGCGGGTGCAAACTATGGAATCAATACGGTGGGCAGTTCTTTAAGAAACCCAAATTTACAATTGCGTTCTGAGCCCATCATCCCTAAAACCAACACAGGACCGTGGAACAATACCACGATCGAGGCAGATACGTATCGCCGGGCTTTAGAAATCGACGGATGCGATTAAAATAAATCAATATACTATATGAAAGACGACTTATTAGGATATGTCATTGTATTGTTTGTCTTATGTATAGGATACAAAATGTATTTAGACTCTGATTTTTTTCATTTGACCTGCGTGTTATCTAAAGTCGACGGCGAAACGTATTGCGTTCGGGAACGAAAAAATATACACAAAGCAAGCGACCTATTAGCCAAAACGGCGAATAAAATGAATACCTTGGTGGAGTATTTAAAAAACAAATATAAGAACAATGAAATGGTCGACCGCTTGGTGGAGCGGTTCAATCCTAAAAAGATTGTTGAAATATTACCCAATAGCGAATATACGGCGTATAGCGAAAACAAAGGTCGCAAGATTGCCTTTTGTTTGAACGTGGAAAAAAAGAACGACGACCACTTGATTGACGAAAATACGCTTATGTTTGTAGCTTTACACGAAATGAGCCATATTGCCACGACGTCTATAGGTCACAAAGACGATTTTTGGAATAACTTTAAATTTCTCATTCACGAAGCATCTGAATGTGGTGTATACACCTTAGAAGATTATTCGAAACAACCGAAAGAATATTGTAGTATGTCTATCAAAGACAACCCTTATTATGATTTATAATATTTTTTACAATAAATATTATAATATTTATATGAGTGAATATACCCTACTTTTATTAAACTATAAAGACTCTATAGTAGAAGAAACACCCATAGATGTACATTTATATCGCGACGACAATATAGAAGAATTAAAGTATAAAGTGTCTCTAGAATTAGACCTTAAAGACACTCGCCAATATTATTTTTTTTATAAAAAAAAAACAACCTTGAAACCTTACGCCGAGCTAAAAAAATATTTCAATCGTAATTATGTGATTACGAAAGAAGCGTTGGGTATATTTTTAAGCAACTACGAACTAGTCCTAGAGATTCCACCACAAGATACCTACACGATGGACGATTTGGTTAAAATAAATTTCCCGATGCTACAAACCGAATTAGAACCTTTAGGTATACATATCAGAGAAAAAATCTATTCCGTAAATCCGTTTTTACACGATACACTATATGATAGCTTATCTGAAGCCTTGCCCACTCGGTTACTCTTAGATTACCCCAATATGAATACGATTTATCTTGTGAAAATAGGCGACCTGAGTAAATACATAAGTCAACACATTAAAACGTTCAGTAAAGTATATTTCCCCGACCTATACAAATCAAAGGATTTTGAATTGGAGGCTGTCGTGAATCCAGATTATAGTCTGAAGGTGGGGTCTATCACGAAACACAAAGCCTTTTTTAACGATAGTATAGAGTTCAAAGAAAATATTAAATCGCTGTCGTGCCTTATGTATCCGAAAGAAGATGTGTATATCCCGGTTGATTTGCTTTTTAAGGTAATGCATAGTACGGCAGACTATCCGATGGTACAATTAAAATTAGAACGCGAACAAGAACAAATGTTGAGATTGTTTACAAACGATTATTCCACCAATCATATGGCGATACCCTTTTTACCAAAAACAAACGTCGTTACGCTTTCCAAACACGTTCGGAAACAAACACTTCAAATCGTTATAAACGGACCCAATCAAATGACCTTTGAAATCAACCACGACGGGCAAATCCTCCTTCACATTGGACGCAATACTATACAACAAGACTTGGAACAATGGATTCAAGAGAAAACCTCCGCCTTAATCGATATCATCATTCAACAATTTGACCCCGGTCAAAATATTTTTAGGAAGTTTAACGGGTTTTCCAGCAAACATATTGAATTGATTAAAATGAATTACGATTATGAGTTGCGCCTTACGCGCAAAATAGATCCTACGAATATCAAAAATTATTTTAACTATATTTTCAATTACAACGGAGACAGCCACGAACTCTTTCTGAAATATATACGGGTAGCCAATTATATGGAATCGGATAATATCCGAAGTAGGATTTTATATTTAATACGCGAAAATTATGACACCGATACCATATTAAAAAATGTAAGAACGCAATTCCCAAACGTAGACGTCGAAAAGAAAATGAAAGAAGTATACGAATTGACGGATATGAAAGAAGGCGTACGCCGAAAAAAACGGGCTATGATTAGTCCGGGCATTGATATCGTGATAAAATATAAAAAAATGGATGGCGACCTTTATGTCTATCATGTGGAAATTATGGATATAACCAACTATAGTTATATAGACGTCATCAAGGTCTATTTGTCTAATTTATTCCGTATTTTAATCGGCGAATCACCCACGGGATTAGTCGAAACTGAAAAAATAAATCCCCCTATGGAGTACATAAAAAGTGAAGTGGTATATTCTGAGGAAGAGTCAGAAAATTCAGACGATGTGTCCGACGTGCCTGACGTGTCCGACGACGTTCCAGACGATGTGTCCGACGTCTCCGATGTGCCCGACGACGTTCCTGACGATGTGCCCGACGACGAAGTAATAGAAATAGAAGTGGAAGAGCCTCCCAAGCCATTGGAAGATATAAACGAAGATTCTAATACAAATTCATTTAATGTTTTAGCGCAATATAAAAGAGGAGGCGCCCCACAAGACGTGGTGACTCGTTTCAAAAATAGATATCCATTTCTATCCGCTTTGAAAAAAAGCGACAAGAAGATGTTTGGTGACGATTATTCCCGCAAGTGTCCAGCCCAAGAACGACGACAACCGATCGTCTTGACGAACGAAGAAAAGAAGAAAATAGAATCGGTGTTTATGAAAGAAAAACAAAGCAAAGAGGCGGTAATACATAAATTGAAACGCAACGAGACGTGGACGGACGCCGACAAGAAAATACTAAAGGACAATCTATATGAAAAAGACTATATTAAAATCAAAGACAAAATCACATTAGATTCAAGCGACAAACAAATGATTTACGACCAATTGTCTCACGAAGAAAAAATCCCGTCGCATAGTATTACTGAAATAAACAATAAACATTATATGTGTTCTTTGTATTGGGACTTTAAGAAAGATGTCCCTATGAGCCAGACCAAAGCCAATAAATTAGCCAAGCACATATTCAGCGAGACCAAATACAATCTTAAAAATCCTATACCAGACGACAAATATATCTTTAAAATATTTAGGGACCAATTCCCCAACAAGGACACCGTCGGTTTATTAAAAGGGAATCGCCCCTGTTGTTTTTTGAAACCCAAAACAGAGACGGTCGTTTCGTCTTGGATTTTGGATCATTCTAAAATCATATTGGACGAAAATCGTCTGGGGCACTTGACGGAGAATTTGTCTACTTTTTTCAAGTACGATTCTAGAAAAAAAATAAACGATAAACACGAACTCATCGAAGATTGTCTCTTGCGGAAAGGCATGGGCGCGGAAAATACTTTTTTAAAGTCTATCGCTAAAATATTCGGGTATAGCGATACAAATTATTTGATAGAATCCATCGTCGAAAAAGTTAATTTGGACACCCTATTGACGTTTCACAACGGCAAACTTCCGTCGTTGTTTTATAACGCACAAGGCATCATGCGCACACCAAACGTGTATACACCCTTAGACGACGCGTATGTTGTGGCGAATTACAGCTCTTATGCGCTGTATAAAAAAATGATACACAATAAAAAAGGATTGTATCGGATCATCAACGGACTGGAAAACTTCCATATTCAATTATATAAATATATGGATTATGTATACGTATGGGATATTATTGCGTCGGGTGTACTGCGATTGGACGAGCCAGACGTGCCCATCAATATGATTCTATTGAACGATGTAAATGACGATACGACCCATAAGATAGAATTGATTTGTCCGAGGTCGGATTATTCCAACTATATGTTTGATACAGATAAATACAGTAGTTTTATTTTATATCTTGTAAAAGACAACTATCAACCGATCGTTCTGAAAAAGAAAAAAGAAAAAAAGAAAGAAATCGATGAACTCTATATATTTAAAGAAAATACTATAGTGCAACAATTGACCAAATTTTTAAAACAAATCAATTACGACAAATGTGGACCTCGACGAAAAACCGACGATTATAAAATGAATATTACCTTTGGTGAGATTATGACACTATTGCCCGAAGATTATAAAGTAAAACGCCAATTGGTGAACTACAACGGGCAAGTCATTGCGGGTCTCATAGAATATAAAGACGAACTCTTTTATTTACCGTGTAGACCGACCAGTATTCTGCCCGAGATTCCGTATTACGTTATGGGACAACCCGACGAACATATATTTAACGACTACGCTTCTACGTTTACCTTTTTGAAAGAATTAAAAAGAAAGGTGCCCGACATTTTATGCGACCTGGTCCTCAAAGTAAAACACGAAGGAAAAATAATAGGATTTTTAACCGAGACCAATCAGTTTATTGGATTGTCTCTCGAAGAAGAAGATATGCACGACGATGGTTTGGAGGTATTAGAAGACCGCTCTTATTTAGAATACGATAAAGTCGTTTCGGAAGAAAAAACCGAGCCTTGGAATGGATTATTCCGATTAAAATTAGAAGAGCGATTTTATGCTTTGTTTTTTCAGAAATTGAAGATACTTTTATCCGACCTTAAATTATTTGTTAAAAAGCGATCCATAATGGATATTATAACCCAAGACAGCCTGAGTTTAAATGAAAAAATAGACAAAATACACGCCCAATTAGAAGAATATATACATATGTATTTTGAATTTACCGACATAGACGCACCTCTTGTAGAGGATTTAATCGCACAACTACAAAAGGAATTGCCGTATAAAGACGGAACGCGAGATATTATAGATGATCTGAATAAACAAACGTACACAGAAAACGATTGCTTCCTTGAGACACAGGACAAAAAATGTATTCTTCCGTTGTATAATTTATATACCAAAGAACCCAACCATACAAAATATATAAAAGTATTCGCAGAAAATATAATCCGAAATTATAAAATATATAAGTCCTTTTTTTATGAATCCTATATTGTAAATCCGGTGAAATCGTATAGGCTAAATAAAAATGAAATATTATTGTTTCAAAGTAATTTAGAGCAATATTACGAACAATTAGAAGATATAAATAAATATAAAAAATATTATGATATTTCACCCACCAAGTTTGAGGCATTTTTAGACTATGCTCAAAAAACTCGTGATCGTTATCGCGAGGCATTGAACCGAGATGAGAGACGCGCCGACGGACCCGACACACGCGCCGACACACGCGCCGACACACGAACGGACACACAAACGGACACACGCGCTAATATAATACCTGAATCACGACCCGAGATACGCGCCGACACACGAATGGACACACGCGCTAATATAATACCTGAATCACGACCCGAGATACGCGCCGA